TCAGGCCTTCAGCAGGCGAGCGGCGCCGGCGCGGGCCAGCGTGGTGAGCGGCGAGGAGACGAAGAAGGCCGTCAGGATCGTGGACTCAATCGACACGTACTCGTGCGGCAGCAGCTCGATGGGCCAGCCGAGCGCAAAGGTCTTCGAGAGGGAGATCGCCCCGAAGTGGACGGCCGGCGGGATACCGATGCCGTAGATCAGCCCCTTGAATGCGGGCGCGATCGCCTCCTTCGCTTGGTTGGCCGCGATCTCGGCCTGGACGACCTGCACCGCCACGTCGCGTTGAGTGTTCTGCCCGGTCTCCAGCCCCTTGAGGATCGGCTGAAGCATCGAGCTGCCGAACACCTTGATCAGGCCGGAACCGACAGCGCCGAGCGCCGACTCGATCGGGTTGGAGAGCCAGCCGAGGAGGTTCATCACCGCGACTCCCGCGATGGCAGCGTTGCAAGCTTCGTCGCGTAGGCGCGGGGGGTGAGCCGGGCGACGGCGAGGAAGGCGGCCACCTTCGTGCCCGGCAGCCATTCCGGCAGCAGCGGCGTGAGATCGACACCCGGTAGCGCATCGAGGATGTCGGGCAGGGCCATGATGCCGGCGAGCAGGTAGACGCGCCAGCCGGCGGACACGCGCCAGCAGCGGCGCAGGCCGAGGCGGGCCCGTGCGAGGAACGGATGGGGTGCCATGGTCGGCCTTTCCGGAGCGCGGTGTGAATCAGGTTGTAGAACCCGGTCAGGCCCGAACGGACTGCGCCGCCGGTCGCCTGGACCCCGGAACGAAGAAGCCCGCCGGTGGGGGCGGGCTGGGAGGAGAGCCTAGGAGGGGAGTTCGGAGCCAAAGGAGAGGAGTTCGCCACTAAACCTGAGGAGCTAATCAGGAGCTCCGGGGATCACCGAGTGCCCGACCACGCGCAGCGCATCCACGAAGGAGCCGCACTGGCCCGCGATCAGATCGTCCTTGTTGGTGCCGTTGATGATGCGGCGGGCCCGACGGGATCGTACCGGCCACCACCGAAATAGTCGGCTAGCTTCTTGCCGGTGAACCAGCCCTCGGCCATCCCCACGAAGAGGATCGGCGCTGCCAAGTCGAGGCCCATCGCGAGCTTCGGGGATTTCACCAGGTCCTCGTCGGCACGCAGAATGCCGTGTTGACGGAGGCGTGCGGTCGCCTTGGCGTAGTTCTCTTCCCAGGTGAGCTGCACGAAGCCGCGGTCCCAGAAGCCGGTTGGGCCGTAGGCGCGGCCCTTGCCCCGGCCGTATTCCTCGATTGGCTGCATGGTGCGCGCCGTCTCGTGGAAGGTGGTGGCGAGCGCGTAGCCCAGCGACGTGGTGCCGAGTAGCGAAGGCGAGGCGTCGAAGATCGCGTCCATGCCGGCGACCTGCGAGGCTGTCAGACGCCCGCTGAACAGGGATGCGCGCACAACCGCGTAGAAGGCGGCGCGGTTCAGGCTCGCGGCCATCGTGGTCTCCGGATTGTGGGGGTGGATGAGTTCTTGACTGCGCTTTGATCCGACGGCCCCTGCGAGGGGCCGAAACCTCACTGGATCAGCGGCCTAGCGGGTGGACTAGATTTGACTGGGTTTTGACCGATCAGGCCGGTGCACTCCCAACACCCAGGATCAGTGAGGTTGAAGGGCGACGCGGCAGGTGCCGCAGCCGATCACCCGGGCAGCGCCGCGAGCGAGGTCGATGGAGCGGCCGGCGATGAACGGGCCGCGATCGTGGATGCGCACCACGACGGAGCGGCCACTCGCCGTATTCGTGACCCGCACGCGCGTGCCGAAGCGCAGGCTCCGGTGTGCGGCAGTGAACGCATTCTGATCGAACCGCTCGCCGTTGGCCGTCAGCCGTCCGTGAAAGCCAGCCCCGTATCACGATGCGATTTCGGCGCGGGCAGGCATCACGCTGAGCAGGAGGCAAGCGAGAGCGGCCTGCACCGCGGGGCGTCGCAGAAGCATGGTGGGTCCGGTTGTTTTAGAGTTAGGTCCGGGGCTAGCGGCCCTGCTACTGATGCTTAAGCCAGTGAGCGTGGCGCAGACGCCTCATGAACCCAGGCCCCCCTGACGTGCAGGCAAAGCTGCACCGAGAACAGCGCTCCACTTCCGCACGAGTACAGGATTTTCGATTGTATTAGCGAACGATGCGCCAGCAGCCGATGGAAGCCGAAAATCTGCGCGTTGGTCGGCAAGCTGTGTAGAGGGTGTTATCAAAAACGTTGATAAACCCCTCCATTTCTACGAGTTTTCACAGTGCTCCGACCAAGGCCCTAGCAACTCCGATAGGGTCATCGAGTTCATAGGCCATATGAAAGTTGCCTTCATAATTAACCACGGACCGAGCGTGCAATGGAGAAAAGTAATCAGCATCATTTCCAGACACCGCATCTATCAGTTTAAAGTTTGCGTTGACGGAATTGTTCATCACAAGTGCTGCAATCCGTTTGCCGCCGCAGAACGCAGTAAGATGGAATGCCGACCCTGCCAGCCCGACGATGCTGCGTGCGGCCCTCATCGTCGCGATTTGGTCGGGAAGCGAAAGTTCTTCTGGATGAACGATTGCAAATCCAAGCCGGTCGAACTCTTTTTCAAGCCTGCTCTCGTTCAGACAGGCACCGGTTCCAATTTTGAGGCGAGATCGAGACAGATAGACGTTCTGACCTTCAACGGCCCTGCCGTCTCCCGCCCCAAGACGGTCAGCGATGTCACGACAAAGCTGGTGGTATGCCCTGTGTATGTATCGTTGAGCGCTTAGGCTCGTTTTCGGGATAACGACATTGCTCAGCCGGGCGGGCTCGGTCAGCACAGCCACATCGCCGGGGCCAATGCGCAGTGCGTCAAGAAAGAGTTTGATGTGAGGCGTGCCGAACCAGCTCTGCACAGCGATGTCGCAATGGAACAGGAGCTTAGCCTGCCCATCTCCCTTACCGCGCCAGAGTCTTGATAGCGTATCGATCAGGAAGTGCCCAAAATGGCAATTAAAATACCCACAGTATATATAGCGCTGCTCATCGCGTGCCGCGGAACTGTAGTCAAATCTTTCTGCAGGTTCCACCTTCTGATTATACAGCACTCGCTCTGACATCGCTGCTTCGACGATATCGCCATCGGGCGTGAACAGGCCCCAGGCATCGGATCGAGACCAAGGCAGGTACAGACACTCGTCAACTACGAATACGGCCGGGTCTTCATCAACGACGCGCTCTTGGCCCCATACAAGTCCAGCGGGCCAGATAGCTTGCCGCGGGCAGTCATAACCGAAACTGCTCGCCTGTATCGGCGCGAATTTCTCCCATGCACCGGCCTGCTCTCGATCCCAGCTAACAACGTTGCTATCCGGCGGCGCGCAAAGATACATACGCCCGCGGTGCAGACTTACCGTCCCGCCATCATGATGTTCTATTTCATAGCCGGCGAGCGGGCCGTGATCCGCCGCAGGGCCAGACGGATCGACATGCAGCATACTCCCTATGAATTCGGGCAACGGAGGGAGTTGCACGATACCCCGCGGCTCCTGGAAGCCCAGGACGCTACCGTTCACTGTCGCTAGAAACATGCGCGCGACCATACCGCAATGCTCGACCGGCGCAAAGACCTGCGACAGCAGCCCCCGGCTGCGCTCATTAAGATTGAGCGCGTTCGCTCCGCAGCCGTGGCGCGACAGTTGATGGTGTTGTGATCCCATTTCGAGGGGGGCCGCGGCTTGGCGCTTACTGCTTGCTGATCACGCTGTAATCGACCCGGATCGGAGCGCCTCCAACGCTCTGCGGGCAACTGACGCCGATCTGGTTTGCCGTGGTGGTCGCGCTGTTCACGCCGCACCAAACGGCGTTGGCTCCGACGTCCCCGTTGGAGATCTGGATGCTCGCCGGCAACTGTGTGAAAATCGCCGGCAGGGTGATCACCCCCAGCTTCCCTGAGTCGAGCGCGAACGCAGCGCTGCCGTCGATCTGGATGGACTTGTCCGACCGAAGGGCCGCGCCCTGCTTGGCGTAATGCAGCTCGAACCGGTTGCCCCGGTCGGCCCCATCGAGGGGGTTCGAGACGAACTCGAACCAGCCGACCGTTCCCTCGAATGTGGAGCGCTTCTCGACGATGTTGTTGTTCCCGGTGTTGTTCCACCAACCGGACTGAAGGCTCTGATTGAAAACGGTCCCGACGACGCTGTTCTCGATCGTGCCGTTGTAGCTGTTCAGGAAGCGGCCGAAGGTGGCGATATTGCCGGTTCTACCCACTCGAACGACGTTGTCGCGCAGGGTGAAGTTGCTGACGGCATTTATGTTGATGAACCCGGTGGCGTCGAAGCCCGGAGATCCAGCCCCATAGTTCAGATCTTGCGAGCTGATCGCCGCGGTGGTGGCGTTGAGCAGGGTGACGGTCACGCCACTCACGCTGGCAACCTTGTTGTTGGCCCCGATGCCCGGACCGAAGATCGGAACCCCGGCCGTGAGGCTGCCAGGAGCCGTCGCGGTCAGTGTCAAAGTCTTCGAGCCGGACGCCGCCGAGCCCCGCACAGTGCCGACGTACTGGTCATAATTCGCTGTGCCGCCCGTCTGGGCGCCAGCGCCGCACGTATAGACGAGGTTGTTGCTGATGAGGACTTCCTCGACCTGCGCGAGGTAAAGCAAACGCCGGCATACGTTGAACTGGCTATTGGTGATGACGTACTGCGGCGACCGATAGCCGTCACCGACCTGGTTCAGGTTCACCAGGGCATCCATGACCTGGTTGGCCTGCCAGTTGTCGAAGACGAAGCCTTCCAGGTCCGACAGGTTGTGGCCGCCGCTGAACGTGCTGATGGCCGTGTTCCAGCCATTGGTTGTCACGTCGCGCAGGGTGAATTGCACGGCCTCGGAGCCGGTGAAGGCGATGCCGGTGCCGGTGTCGATCAGGCGCCCCTTGCCGCCGCCCGTGTTGATGCCGCCGATCCCGACGCGCTGGAACTGGGTGAGGGAGCAGTTGTGGCTGGCGAGACCATCATGCCAGTAATTGAACGTCTGGTTCCCCTGTCCGCCGACACCGACGTCCTGCATGGTGAAGCCGGCCGTGTTGTTGGCGAAGCTCGCCTTAATGGCCGTGCCGCAGACGATTGGGCTGGCCTCGTTCCCAGGGCCGCCGCAGCCGAGCTGGATGTTGTAGAACCCGAGGCGGGAGCCGTAATTGCTCTCGCCGGGGAACGGGCCGTCGGCGAGACCGTGACGCCAGCCATCCTGCCCCGCCTTCGTCTGAACGATTCGCGACGCGAACGTCGAGGGCGAACTGCCCGCTGATGATCGGCTTGCTCTGGTCCATCCACCCAGAGGGCCGCCAGAGAATGCCCTCCTGCGTCTTCTTGTTGATGACGCACTGAATGGCGATCTCGTCGACCTCGTTGTCGAGGGCCGTGACCGGGCTATTGCCCTTGGGGTCTGTGCAGACCGAGTAGAAGCTCTGCCACTGAACGAGCGTGTAGGCGCTCCCGAAGGCATCGCCGAGGCCCGACACCATCTGGAAGACGGTCGCACCGTTCATAGCGTCACCCGAAAATCGAGAAGGCAGAGGAGAGGTTGCTGCCGACGTTGCTCAGTGCGGCAGGGTTGCCCGCCAGTGCACCGACGCCCTTCGCGAGCAGGTTCGCGCCACCCATCAGCGCGCCGAAACGGTTCTCGGCCGCCTGCTGCCCAGCCATAAGGCCTTGCTGCCCGACAGTTGAGAGGCCCTTGGCAGTGTCGGTCGAGATCGCGGCCTTCGCCACGCCGGTCTGGTAGCCGATGTTGCCGAGGCCAGTTTCCGCGCCGGCCTGCCCCGATACGGCGTCTTAGCGCTTCGTGTCGAGGTTCGAGAGGTTCGAGAGCCAGTTGTTGAAGTCCTCGCTGGCGAGCCCGGAGGCGAACTTCATCGCGTCGGTATCGGCGTTGCCCGAGGCGAGCGTGCCGTTGACGGCCCGGGCGCGGGCAAGCGCCTGGAGCCCCTGGTCCATGTTGAAGGTGTAGCCGGCCCCGGTCGTGTAGGCGGAGCGCGCCGCGTTCGAGGCCTCGGCGCCGTTCACGCCGAGGGCGTCCTAGTAGAGCTTCGCGCCGCCGCGGTACTCGTCGGCGAGGTTCCCGAAGAGCCCCGAAGCCTTACCAAACTGGTCCTTGGCGAAGCCGAGCCCCTGGTCGAGTGCGTCCTTCGCCTCGGTCTCACCCTGCTGGAGCTGCTGCGCGCCCCAGATCGCAGCCTGACGCCCGGCCTTGCCGGAGAAGATGCTTGCCACGGTCAGGCCTTCAGCTTGGCGAGACGGGCCCCGATCTCGGCCGTGTAGGCGAGCAAGGCCGAGAAGAAGGCGAACCATTCCCGCGACAGGACGAGCGACGCGGCATTCGGGATGGTGGGCTTGGTGCTCATTCGGTGCGGGCCTCGACTGCCATCGCGCCACCGAGCAGGGCGCAATAAACCGGATCGGACACGTCCACACGCCAGATCCGGCGCTGCGGCCCTGTCATCCCGGTGCGCAGGAGGTTGATGCGGGTGCGGCTTTCGCCCTGACAGACGCTCGCCGGGCGCGAGGTCGAAGATCTAGGCGGTGCCGTCGGGCTTGTAGCCCCAAGTCGGGTTGATGGTGCTCATGAACACCTCGTGTGGATGGCGGGGCGCTCACGGGCCCCAGAACGACGAAGGGCGCCACGAGGGCGCCCTTTCGTCTTCAGTCGGTGGCGGGTTGGGATTAGCCGTCGAGACGGACGGCGAGGTCCGGGTAGATGGCTTCCCAACCGAACAGCACAGCGACGCGGACGATCTCCGCGTCGCTGTTGATGTCGTAGTCCTTCACGATGCGGATCGAGGGACCGTCGTGGCTCTCCTGCGCCTTCCAGGCGCAGCCGTCGGGCATTTCGAGCGGCACGGTGACCAGAGCCAGGGCGTGCTTGTGGAAGCACAGCTTCTGCGAGTTCACCTGGTTGGCCGCGCCGACCACGGAGATCGCCGCCGAGTCCGCCGGAGCCGACGAGACGGTTTGGTACGGGCCGGAGGTGATGATCGCCGGGGCGATCGTCACGGTGGCATTGCCGGAGGCGTCCGAGTTCACGAGCGCCTGACGGACGACGAACTGCTGCAGGTAGGGGAGCACCGTCTTGCCCGTGCTGCCCTCGCCCGGGACCGGGTTGACGGCGAACACACCCGCGATGGTGAACACGTCGCCCTCACGCAGGACGCCGGCCGAGGAGGCGGTGAAGCCCTTGAGGCTGAGCGTCTGGACGCCGGTCTTCATCGAAGCCGAGTAGGCGGTGTTCTGGTTGCCGCCGTTCACGAGCGGGGTGCACGCCTTGGTGCCGACCTGGTGGCTCCGGATGTTCGCCGACTCGTGGGTGTTGAAGCCCGCGATGTTGCCGATCTCACCGGAGGCCCAGGCATCGGCCGCCTGCTTCGGCATGTTCAGCGTGGTCAGGGTGCCGGCGATCTTGTGGAACGCCTCGGAAGTCAGGGCAGCGCGGCGCTCGTTGCGCGGCACGGCCATCTCCGTCATGCGCTGGGCGACGGCACCGAGCGACGCGTAGCTCGACGGCGTGGTGCTCGGGGTGCCGACGCGGTTCCAGATCTTCTTGTAGAGGCCGGAGCCATAGGAATCGACGGTTTGCGCGAGGGTCAGCATCGCCGGGGCGATGTAGCGCTTCGAGTATTCCTCGATCGACAGGGTGAGGTCCTGCGTCGAGAAGTTCCAGGAGACGTGCTTGCGCTGGTCGATCTTGATGGAGGTGCTACCCTCCTCGACGTCCTGGTTGACGCGGGTGGATGCCGGAACGCTTCTTGCGCTTGCCCGCCTCGTCCTCACCCTCGGCCTTCGCAGGCTCCGACTTCGGCTTGGCGGCGGATTCGCCCTCTTCTTCCCCTGGCGTGGCGGCGCCCGTCTCGATCTCGGCCGTCTGGCCTTCGGTCGGGTCGGTCGTCGCGTCCGAGGCTTCGCCGCCTGCCGCCAGCGGTTCCGCCGGCGCGCCCAGCACGATCAGATCCTCGTCCATGTGTCGTGGTCCATGAAAAAACCCGCCGCGCAGAAAGCGGGCGGGTTCGGTGCATCCTCGCGGCCTGGCAGCGGCTCCGCCGGCCCGCGGGATCGGAGAGCGCGCAATTCACCCTACGGTGGGGCGCGCCGATCAGAATGGTTGGAAAGCCGCTGACGGGGCCGTGCCCGCACGTCTCGTGACAGATAGTCCTTGAGGCTGTTTTGCCCGTCGGGTCAAGAGGGTTGGGGTTATGACCTCATCAGCTTCACAGTTTGAATGGCCGCTGAGGGTGGAGCCTGTGTGAAAACGCAAGCGCAGCCTAAATTTGTAGAACAAACCTCTACGTAGCCGGCCTTCAGACATGACCGGTGCTCGTGCGATGCCCACAGGCCGCCCAAATAAGCGCAGATCGGAATGCGCGAGTATAAGATAATTCTATATCCGTCGCGTTTTCACACAGTCTCGGTGGTGAGCCGTCGTTGGATTGTCGTCAGAAAAGCTGACATTCGGCTTGGCGCCCGATGCGGTTGTTTGGCCATTCCAAACGGCATCTCCGAAGCGGGAGTTCGCTAGCTGGGCGTTATGGAGTGTCTACATTGCCGCCAAGTGGGACGATAGAAGCGGCTGGGTCGGCGAGCCCATGAGCGGGTTCCTTGAAGTGAGCGGAGCGCAATGGGCACCAGGGGGCGTTCGCGCGAGCCGCGTGATGCAGCGCGAGCGGGCGCAGAATAATCGAGAAGGGGTGTCGCCTGTGGGGCTTCTTGCGCAGGCGAAGTGAGGTAGGTTCGCATCTTCAGTCGGTAGGACCGTGTGTCCGCATCGCCACCACAACGACTAGGTTCCGCTTTGCGCAGCCGGCAAACGCAACTCTGCGCCCGACGCTCATTCCTCGTAAAAGCGAGCACTATAACCGCAGCCTGGATGCTCTCAGGCGCGTCCAAGGACCACGTCTTTGCACGCCTCACGGCACGAGCACTGGAAGACCCGGCGCAGGCCATCGATGCAACGATGCTGTCCGCTGCCAATTCTCAGCTTCATGCACTCGGGTGGCGCGGAGATAAGACCAATCTGACGCTGGCGAGCAAATTCAAGACGCTTGCAGCGGCACAGGCTGTGTTTCCATCGGCGAGGAGCCTGGACGAGTATCTCGATGGCTGTTGCATCGAGCGCGTCATTCAGCTCAGCGCGAAGTATTTCGGGCGAGCAGCAATCAAATTGCCGAACGGCGGCTCACGCATCTCCCGAACGATCAACACTACGGGCTATTACGTGTCGATCGAGGGTAGTGGGCTTTACGCGACCCAGCTCATCCTCATGACCCCAGGAATTGCCATGTTCCGGCACGGGCTCGGCAACGTGGGGCCGGGCAAGGACCAGCCGATACAGGCGCCCTTCCAGATGTCGAAGCTGCGCATGACGTGCGAAACCCCGTCGCGGGTCGCGACAATGGGCTTGGACATCTCCTTCAGCACCTCGTCCGGTATCGGCTTCCAGACCGCGCTCCAGACGCTCGCCATCCACGGCTTCGAGCAACCCATTCGCGTTCAAAATCCCGGCCGTGGCTTGCTCATCGACACCGTGTCGTGCTTCGGACCGGACGGCACCATCCAGCGCTTCGGGGCGGTCCAAGTCATCACGAACCAGTACTGCGACGGCCCCTCAGGTGGTCTCACGTTTCGGTCCCTGAAGGTGGCGAACTACCGGTACGGTGTGGACGTCTGGATGCAGGCTGAGGCGTCCGACACCGAGGCCGACCACAGGTCCATCGAGGGGTGCAATTTCTCCGATGTCACCGCGCAGAACGGGTGGCTTACGCTCCGGGTCAAGAACGACTGCCGGAATGCGGACTACCGGTCCACGCTTTGGAGCATCACCCAATCGGATGGGCAGGGTGGATCGCCCGGCATCTACATGGAGCGCTGTAGCGCCGTCACGGTGCGAGGCGGCTATTGGATTACCAACACGCCGCCCCCACCGGGAGACCCGGAAAACCCCATCCCCGATACGAACGGAGAGCGCCGCTACTTCGACCTTCGTTCGTGCGATACGTTCGCGCTCGAAGACCTTCGCATGGACGCCGCGGGCGACCTGGGGGCGCATTGCCTGATCCACACGGACGGGGGGTGTCAGTCCGGTGACATCGTGCGCGCGGCCGTCATTGATTACAGCCCGAACGCGACGGCTGGCTTCCGCCTACAGGGCAAGAGCCCCAACACGGTCCGGGAGACCGGAACGAAGTGGAAGCACTGGGCATCGGGCGACCCGAAGAAGGTCGTTGATGTCGAGCACAACCAGATCAGCCAGACCAACGCCAAGCTCGCCGGGGGCACCGTGGATGAGACGGGCGAGTACAGCTTGCGCGGCGTGTTCAACGGCATCACGGACCGGAAGGGGAACGTCACGGTGAAGCTGCCGATGAGAGCACCGGGACACCCGTATTTCATTGAAGAGAAGCCGTTCGTACTACTGACCGCCGCTTCAGCAAACGCTGTCCCATCGCCGACCCTGGTAGGTGTCTCCCAGCACGAGTTCACGGCCACCTTCGGCCCCTCATTTGCCCAGCGGGAGGTGCATCTGATTTGGCTGGCGAGGGGCCGTTGACGTGGCGCCTGAGGACCAGTTTGGCGATCTGTTATCACCTGATGGTGTAGCGGGTCAGGCTCTCAGAGGATCGTCACCCCGGCTGGCCCATCATCTCGGGCGGGGGCTGCACCCAGCGCGCCAGGGTCGAAAGACAAGGCGCCCGGAGGCGCCCCGTTGAAGTCGGCGGAGAGCACCATCGGCTGCGCTTCAGGTTCGGCAGGTGGCTCCGGCGGCGGAGGCTCCACGGCCGACATCTCCTCCATGATCATCGAGACCACCTCGGAGAGCTGCGCGAGGGCCGCGGTGATTGCGTCGAGGCGCGGGTCTGCCGCGGGGGCGCCGGGCTGCATGGTGGCCGCCTGCGCCTCTGCGACGAGGCGGTCGGCTTCGGCCTGGATCTTCACCATGTCGGTGCGGATCTTCTCGCGCTCCACGGCGAGCTTCTCCATATCGACCTGCAGACGACCGGCCTCGAGTTGCTGCTGACGCTCCTGCGCCTGCATGGCCGCCTGCTGCTCGGGCGAGGGCGGCATCGGGGGGAGCGGAGGCTCGCCACTCTCCTGCGCCTCCTGTGCCTGGATCTGGGGCGGCAGCATGGTCCGAATGCGCTTGGCGATCTTGTCCGCCATCGGCCAATCCTGCGCCTTGGCCAGGAGATCGAGCACGAGGGGGGCGAGGTTCGGCGCAGCCGCCACTAACTGCAGCATGCCGTCGAGCGCGGCCTCGCGCCCTGTTGTGTAGCTCGGGCCCATATCCATCGCGACGTCGTAGGCGCCGACCGTGACGTCGTTCTGGATCTTGTCGAGCGGCTGCCCGTCCTCGGCGAGGCCGCCCACCTGGTTGATCTCGACGAGGTCGACCTTGCCGTCCTCACCCACGATCCGCAGCGTGCGGGCGGTGTCGTAGACGTGGGAGATCATCCCGCAGACGATCGCGCCCGTGTGGAGGATCGAACGGCTGAAATTGACGATGTAGCCTTTGCCGGCGTGGTTCTTGAAGGCCTTCGCCCGACGGTCGTAGGCCTTGAGGGTCTTCACCTCGCGGTGCCGGGTCACATCCATGACCTTCAGCAGGTCGGCGCCCGCCTCGAGCGCGGAAGTGACGAAGCCGGCGCGCAGCGAGTGTCCAGAGAACAGGGCTAGGTCGAGCTTCGCCGCCTCGGCGTAGCGCTTGACGATGTTGGCGACGGTCCGGTCAGTCAGGTCGAAGACCCGGCCTTCCATGATACCGGCCGCAGCGAGCCAATCCTCGACGGGCTTCAGCTTTCCGCCGCGGGGAATCGCGACGATGTGGCCCTCGCCCTCCTGGTCCGTTTTCGACCGGCGGATATGGACGAACAGGCCGTCGGGCGTCCGCTCCAAGTCGCCGACGGTGAGGCCGACGATCTCGGACCGGCGCAGCGCCGCGGCGAAGCCGAGCAGCAGCACCGCCCGATCCCGCTTGCAGGTCAGCGTGTCGGGCACCTTCTTCAGCATGGCGCCGATCGCGCGGGCGGTGGCCGGCACCTTGCGCTCGAGGGCTACACCGAGCCGGCGCTTGATGCCCCGGAGCACCGCCTTCACGGCTTCCGCGTTGGTCGGCGCCTCGTGCCCGGCGATCCGGTGCGTGTAGCCGATGGCAGCGCCCCGACGGACGATCGTGGAGGCCTTCAGCCCGCGGTCGGCGAGGCTGGCGAGGTAGGCCGCGACCGTGGCGGCCGAGGCCGGCGCGACGGCCTGGTCGAGCCCCGCAGCCCAGCCGGCGAAATCACTCCAATCCGAGGCGTAGGCCCGCCGCGTCGCATCGCTTTTTTCAGCGAGCGCGTACTGCGCGGCCGAGGCCAGATGATTTTGGAAGACAACGACTTCCGCCGGTGCGACCGGCACCGGCAGAGTGGTCATGAATGTTCCGGGAACGACCGTTATCGGAAAAGGACTCAAAGGTGGCGCGAGACCATCGATTGCGCCGGCAGAACTCGGCGATCGATCCGCCGACTTCTCCGTGCGTCGCCATCGAGCGAGCCCAGAGAAGCACGACCTGCCGATCCTCGCTCTTGTCGCCGAGCACGGTGCCGGAGAAGGCGACGATATCGAAGGTCGCGTCTGGCACTTCGCCGGCCGCCGCCTAGAGGGTGTTGCCGCGCGGAGCATAAATCGGGGGCGAAGGCATCGCGCGAAATGCGGCCTTCAGCCAAAGCTCGACGTCGGCGCGGGTCCACGGGACGGTGGAGCGCGGGGGCGGGTCAGGTCCTTCCGGCAATGCGAGCATCAAGCTCCGGATGTGGTTCCCACATCGGCCTTCGCCGGCCATTTCCGGCGCCGATGCGGTAGGCCGGAGGAACGGGCGATTTCCGACCGGCGCCCTGAGTAGCTCGGCGCCACCATGGGATAGTCTGCTGGCAAGCCGTAGCGGGCACGGTAGCTGTCGGGATGGAACTCATGCCGACGAAGGTGCCGCTTCAGCATCATGTACGGCATGCCGTCGATACAGGACATTAGCCCCTCGGTCGTGATCGACCGCCGGATGTGTCTAGCCGTTGGCCGCTGAACCTTCGGAGCCGCATGAGCTTCCGGTTCCGCACCCAATTTAGCCAGCGCCGAGTATGTCCCCTGAATAAGGCCAGGCAAATCAGCCGCATCTAACGTACGTTTTCTCACATAGTCCGAAGCAACTATGATCGCTAGATCGAAAGTCTTAGTCGAAGCAACGGAAGAATATGGTTTTCTAATCAAATTTGTACTACTATTTTTTAGCAATCATCAAATATAATCTTAAATATCTTGCCCAAATATTATCTATCCGCCAAGCGGGGGCGTCATCCGTCGAAAGGGGGCACGTTCACTTCCCGAACAGCCAGATCGGCACGCATTCGGCGGGGGTGGTCAGGGGCCGACGATCGACGACGACGGAGCCGCCGATGCGGTCGAGGTGGATCTCGCGCTCGCACAGGGCGATGCGGCGGCGCGGGTAGACGGTGACCATCGTGCCGGTGCAGTCGGCGCGCGAAGCGCCCGCGAGGCGGTGGACGCCGAACAGTGCTTCCGTGCTCCATCCGAGATTGGCGGCGGCCTCGCCCCAATCGTCGATGAAGGCGAGCATCGCCTTCCGTACCGAGCGCCAGACGCCGGAACGCCCGTTCGGTCCCCGCTCGGTCCAGATCATGCCGGGACAGGGCACCTGGTCGTCCGGCAGGCTGAGCACGCTAGCCCGCCACGACGCGACGAGGCGGGCGGAATCGGTGAAGGCGAGGGCGGCGCTCATGCCGCCCGTTCCTTATGCGCCGCCGCCTTGGCATCGAGCCGCGCGGCGAGTTGCGCCAGCGATCCGCCGCCCGCGACCTCGCGGAACTGGGCGCCGTGCTCGTGCAGCGCGTCCTCACGGGCGGCGGCGAGCGCCTCAGGCGTCGGACGAATGTGCCCATGCTCCGTGTCGCCTCCCCGGTTCAGCCACGCCGCCGCCGCGGCCTGGACCTTCGCCCTGTACTCATCGGTCGGCTGCACGTAGACCTCCGCGTCGAGGATCTGCCGGATGTGGACGAGCTTCGCCCGCAGCGGGATCAGGCCCTCGCGAGCCTCGGCAGCGAACTCGGCCGGCGACGGCCGCCACCAACGCGACCAAGGCAGCAGGGTCGTACCGCTCCGGAAGCGCTCGGCCGCCCCGTGGATGCCGGCGAGCGGGAGATCCTTCAGCGCCGAGATGTACTCGGAGATCAGGACCTCCTCCTCCGCACCCCGCCCGCGTCCCTGCTCGAATCCGAGGAGAACCCGGCTCACCATCGCATCGACGTGGTCGCGCCGTGGGATGGGTGCGAGTTCAGCCCTCACCCGCTCGGCGACGGCGGAGAGCGCGCGACGCTCCGCTGTCGTGGCCGCCATAGCCAGCGGCACGCAGAAGCGGATTGGTTGCCCGTCCACCGGAGCCAGCTTGCCATGCAAGGCCGAGATCTTCGCCTCGGCTTGGCTGACCTCGGCCGGGCTCAGCATCGGGAGAGTTCGCGTCGACGGCAGGCGGCTCGACATCGTAGGGCCCTTCCAGGGATCGCTCGTAGAGGCTGACGACACGGCCAGCGAGGCCGGTAGGGGCGGGGCCGGAGCCCCCGCCGCGTGGCCCGCTCGGTGGCGGGCGGTCGAGATCGGAGCGCCGCCGTCGCAGGCGGGATTCGATCCAAGTCGAGAAGGCGGCGAGTTCCCGACCGTCGGCGTCCTCGATGACGTCGAGCACGACCGCAGCCTCGTCTCGGGCTATGCCGAGCCAGTGGCGTGTTGGTTTGACCGGAGAGTGGGGGAATGCGTCGTGATGGGCGACCTGCTCAACCTTGACCGCGCCCTGACGCCAAGCGAGCGCCGTCGGGTCCGCGGCGGCATGCAGCCGAATGGCTACGCCGCGATGCCCAGCACCGGACCGAAAGGCGAGACCTGCAGCTCATGCGACTACTTGGTGCGGAAGCGCCTCGCCAAGGTCTATCGGAAGAGCGGGCGGATGGAGCGTCATTGGACCGGCGGGAAGGGCACCGACGTGATCACGACCGCGCCAGCGTGCCGGAACTGGACTGCACCTGAATCCACACCGCTCCAATCCTACACCACCGCACGAAGCCGAGATGCGTAGCGCCAGCCTGCCGGGCATCCGCAATGGAGCGGTAGGCGGCCAGAAGAGTTGCCGGCTAACATCGCCCTCGATGCCTGACCCGGACCCAGGCCGCGGAATATTGCGGTTGCGAGACGGTCGAGGCGCTCGACGGCTGGGTGCGCAAGGGCATCGTTCCCGGCCCGATCACCGGCACGCATCGGTGGGACCGGCGCGCTATCGACCGAGCGCTTGATCGCCGATCGGGGCTGCTCTCTGACGCCGGCCCCTCCATCGACGAGTGGCTGGCCGAAAATGCGGGGTAGGCTGCGAGGCATCAATACCGTCCGCGCGAAGCTCGCGGACGGGTCAACGAAGGCTTACTATTACCACCGCGCCACCGGCACGAAACGCACCGGAGAGCCGGGCACACCCGAGTTCGTGGCCTCGTTCCAGGCAGCGGCTCGGTCTTCCGCCCTCGCGCGCAGCGAGTGCACCGTCGAGTGGCTGATTCGGCAGTACCGGGAATCACGGGCTTGGACCGATCTCGCCGCCAAGACACGGGAGAGCGCCAGCTACGACCTGAAGGCGTGCGAGGAGCTATGGGGCTCGACGCCGCTGACCATCGTTGAGAACCCGCGCAGCCGGCCAGGTTTTCTGAAGTGGCACGACACGCTCGCCGAAAAGCATCCGAAGGCGGCTGATGCGAAGCTTGGGCGGCTGGCGCGGGTGTTCGCATGGGGCGTTGATCGAGGGCATATCCGGCACAACCCGGTCGCGAGCTTCGAGCGCGCCTACCGCTCGGACCGCGCCGAGATGATCTGGATGCCGGAGCACGTTGCGGCCTTCGAGGCCGTCGCCTCGCCCGAAATCCGGCTGGCGATGATGCTGGCCCTTCACACCGGACAGCGGCAGGTCGATCTTCTGACGTTGCCATGGTTGGCTTGGGACGGCACAGCGGTGACTGTCCGCAGCCAGAGCAAGAGCCGCCGCCTTGTCTACGTGCCGGCGACGCGTGTGCTGAAAGCGGCGCTCGACGACGCGCCACGTCGCGCAACCACGATCCTGGTCGCGCCCCGCGGCACGTCATGGCGCAAGCGCTACTTCCATGAGCTGTGGAGCGAGGCGTTCGCAGCGTCGAAGATCGCCGACGATCTCCACTTCCACGACCTGCGCGGAACGGCAGTGACGATGTTGGCGGAGGCTGGCTGCACGGTGCCGGAGATGCGACCATCACGGGTCACTCGCAGGCGCACGCTCAGAAGATTTTGGACCGCTATCTCGCCCGGACCCGGACCCTGGCCGAATCTACGATCGCGAAGCTGGACGAACATCGGCGGAACAGGAATTTGCAAAACGACTTGCAAAATGGCGGTGAGGCGGAAGGATGAGCCTGCCCTAGGTCGTTGCGAAGTAATGGTCGGAGTGGCCGGACTTGAACCGACGACCCCCTGTCCCCCAGACAGGTGCGCTACCGGGCTGCGCTACACTCCGACGCCCTTACGGCCCGCGGCTCATAGCGGTCCGCTTCGGACAGCGCAAGTCCTTCCGCGATCGCCGAACCGCGAGGCGCGGTCCCGCGCCCTGCGGATGAGACCTGTGCACGAGCGCGCGCCGACCCTCGAAATTTGA